CCCCGTTGGTCACGACGGCCAGCGTGTCGAGCGCAACGATCCGGCCCTTGTCCTTGTAGAAACGCAGACAGGTTTCGCCGGCCTCGATGACATAGGCCTGGGTGATGTTGAACTCGAAAGGCAACAGGCGCGCGCCTTTGGCCTCGTCCTTGAGGGCCGCGACGAAATGGGTGCCGGGTCGCCGCGACGCGCCGCCCTGCGGCCATGGCAGCATGTTCTCGAGCCGAGCGGCGGCGTTTGGATATTTCGCGAAATTGGTCCGCGCCGCCAGACGCGGTGAGAATTCGCCGGCGTTGAACGACGCGATGAGGGGGGTGACGCGGGGCATCAGAAGCGATCCGTGATCCAGCCGCCCTCGGGGAGCCCGGGGGTGTCATCCTCCTGGCTGTCGACACCCCGCGCTTTGGCGATCGCGGCGCCGAAGTTCCGTCTCATGTCATCGGCGATGGATCGGGTTTGCGTGATCGCGAGGGCGATCTCCCAGGCCAGGCGGAAGACCAGCGCCGTCGTGAACAGCGTGCTGAAGGCGTTGGGATCGGTGACGCGCTTGATATGGCGAAGATAGAGATCGGCAGCGTCCGAGAGCACGCGCCCATCTTCGATCCGATAGCGCGGTCGCGACAGGCTGGCGGTGTCCGCGCTCACCTCCGAGATCCGCAACAGATCCGAGGGCAGCGCGAAGGCGTTGGCAAAGCCGAAGGCCGGCGCCGCGGCGAGCCGGGCGAGCTTGCACCGCGTGGTGGCGAACCCCCACTCATGCGCCGCCAACACCTCGTCGCGAAGATCGCCATAGACGAGGTTGCACGCATTGGCGCGGGCCGTGCCCTCGGTGAGAGCGGTGATCTGCTCGCTGACGCCGATGGCCCCGAGGGCGCGGTTGCAGATGCCGACTTCGGTGGTCATGGCTTCGTCCTTTCAAACGTGGTCGCGCCCGGGAGACGGGCGACTTCGGGGCGAGACGAATGGGCGGCCCCGCGAGGGACCGCCCGCATTCGCCCGATCTTGACGATCGGCTCGGAGCGATCAGCTCGGCACGATCGTCATGGTCACCATCGCCTCGACCGCCGCCGTATTGGCGCCGCCGACGACGAGTTCGATGACGTCCCCGACCGCCACAATGTTGGCCGCGGTGGGCGTCGCCACATCGACGTCGCCGGCCGCCGAAGCGGCCTGCGTCACGGTGATGACGCCGCCGGTCACGGGAACGGAATTGATCCGCGCCGTGATCGTCGCGTCGCCGGTGGCGAGGGCACTGGCAATCACCGATCGAATCGCGGTGATCGTGCCGGACACCGGCGCGACAATGCGATGGGTCGCCGCCGTCGCGATGTCGTCGACCCGGCGGGTGAGCTCGCGGATCGCACTGAAGGTGACGGTCGCGGCCGGCGTGATCGTCACCGTGACCCCGTCATTCGCCGACACCAGATAGGATTTGTGTGCCGGCGTGCCGTCGAGATCGATGGCCGCATAGATCATCGACCCCACGGAGAGGTCCGTGGCGGCGCCGTTGAAGTACCCCGCCGTCTCGATGATCGCGGCGGTATCGTTGGTCGCATACATCGCCAACACCGAGCCGGTGGAGCCAACCGTCGGTGACGGCCCGCTGGCCACGGCCACGAGCTTGTTCGAATCGAATGCCATGATAATCCTCCCTACACGATGGCCGTGTTGTCATCGACGCGGATCTCGACGACGCCGTTGGCGTCGATCAGACACGCGCCCATGGACATGTAGCTGTTGACGAAATGCGCGGCGCGATCGCCGTGCCAGCTCACATCCGTCGTCACATTGGCGCCGATGGCCAGGCCGACCGCCGAGCGGTGCCAGACGAAGCACGTCCGATCGTCGACATTGGCCAGCGGCAGACCGGTGTGCATCAGCCAATGGATGCCGAGCCAGGTTCGGGCCTGAGTTCCCTTGAGGAAGGGGAGATCGGAGCCGACGAAATCGGCGCTGGCGAACTGGTTGATGTTCAGCGCCTCGTTCCAGGCATGGGGGGCCAGGACCCCGAAACGCTGACCGTCATCCGGCACGTCGTTGGCGTTGAGCTGCTCGAAGGCTTCGAGAAGCAGGGACTTGCTCAAGGCCGTCGTGTAGTCGCCGACCGCGCTGGTCGTCCCGTCCATGGCGGTGATGACGAGATTGTCGGCCTTGCGGCCCAGCGCAGCGGCGCCGGCACGAACCAGCGCCGCGCGCTCGTCATGCTTGGTCTTGATCTCGTCGAGCTTGTCGACCCAGTCGCCGGCATAGTGATCGCTGAGCGAACAACTCACCGCGCTATGGTCGACATTCATGGGCGGGACGACGCCGTCGCGGGTCTTGGACGTCGCCGATCCCTTGCCGATTTTCTGGAAGCTGTCGGTGTTGCCGACAACCCCTTCCCGCTTGCGCACCAGGCTTACGAGCTTGGAGCCCCGCTGCTGAAATTCTTCGTGCAGATCGCGTTCGAACTCCGCGACGAAGGCCTTGTCGATGGTCGAAGACATGGCTGCCTCCCGTGTTATGAAGATGGATGGCTGTCAACGCGGGTCCTCCGGTGGGCCGGAAACGCGAGGGCGCGGTGGGCCGGACGTGCCGGGGCGCGCCGTGGAGCGTCTGGGGTCGATGGACAGGCGAGCCGTCGATCGGGGCGCTCATACCAAGGAGCGGTGGGCCGATCGCCGGTCGGTGAAACGAAACACGCCAAAGGCGTCAAATCACCAAACCGCCGCCGAAGACCATCGGCGGCGAATGTCTCGAGAAAATATGTCGTGGATCGAAAAAGTTGGGTGGAAGCATGGGTCGGCGCAAGCCGACGGCCATACCCTTACCGGATGCGGCCGTCGGCCGGCTCAGTGCCAAATTTTCTGACGAAGAGCGCACGCTTTTCCCGGCGTTCGGCGTCGGTGAGATTGTCGAGGCCCTTTCGCGTCAAATCGTCGAGGCGGGCGTTCATCGACCGCGCGTCGCCGTCCTGGTGATCGCCGAAGGGACCGCTAGCCTCGGAGACGCGCCGGCCGATCTCGGCAAAGGCGCGGATGATCGCGGGGTGACTCCCCAGCAAGGTGCCGTCGCGCAGCGTGAGCTGCCGCACCGCCTCGCCATCCTCGCCGACGAACTCGCGAAACGCGCGGTTGGCATGACCCAACTCGCGCTCGTAATCATGGCCCCATTCGCGGCGCAGCGTCGCCTCGGCCCGGTCCATCGCCTCCCGATGGGTCGTCGCGAGCTGTTGCATCTGGGCGAGCGCGATCCGGTTGTACCAGTCGTGAAGGCCGCACGCCGCGTCGATCGGAATCCCCAGCTCGCGAAACGCCTCGGCGGCCTGATCGCGCAGCGCCTCGTCATAGGGAACGTCCTCCGGCCAGTCCTCGGGCTTGTCGAGCCCGTAGTCGTCGGGGCTCTCGGGAACGCCGAGCTTGCGATGAAAATCGGCGAGCTCCTCCCGGCTCGCACCCTCATCGGGGGGCACGATCGCCCGAGAGAGCTTGCCGCGAAGATCGAGCGCGGTGCTCACCACCTCCGCCGGGGAGGCGAAGCGCGCGGCGAAATCCCGCGCCTTGCGGTCGGTGATGGCGGCGCGCCAATCGCCCGCGCCGTCGGTGGCCCGCGGTGCGGGTGATGGCGCTTCGATCCCGTGTCCCTCCCCGTGCTCGTTGGATGGCGCCGGCGCGCCGCTCTGCTCGTGTTCCATATTTGTCTCCCTTTTCAGTGATTTCGCGGGGGCGCCCTCCATGGGGTCACCCTTAACGGAGGCCGGGTGGGGGCGCGGGCGATACAGGCCGGTGCCGCGCGCAGCGCGAAAATCTTGACCCGCCGCGCGCCTCCACCTACATATGAAGTGTCCCGATGCCGATGCTGGCCGCCCAGCCCCAAAGGTAAGGGATGGACCCGGCCGGCGGAACGGCCAGGCTATTTTTTTGTCCGCGGGTTGCGCTGATAGAACAGGATCCCGCCGCGCTGTTCGTCCCCCATATCCTTGTCTTTTGTCCGCGGTTTCGCGGGGTCGGCTATCCCCGCCCGGCGCCCGTCC